TGCACACAAATAGCGCCGCGAAATTCGGCTTTTGACCTGGAGGTTTTGCGATGGCTACACGCGGTCGCCCTCCGAAGCCGATCGAGCAGCACAAGCGCACCGGCACCTATGACGCGTCGCGTCACAAGCGCGGCGCCCTGGTCGCGGTCGAACCGGTGACTTTGGCGCCGTATCAGAAGCCGGCCGCCGATCTGTTCGCCGAAATCATGGACGCCGGCTCGGCCTGGTTCGCTCGAACGGACTCGGTGCAGCTGGCGATGCTGCGCGAGTCGCTCGAGGAGCGCGAGCGTCTGCTGCCGGTGGCCGAGTCTTCGACTGAGGCCCGCAAGCAGCTGCGCGAACTGAACCGCGAGATCGCGGACTGGTTGACGCAGCTTGGTTTCAATCCGACGGCCCGTGCCCGCCTGGGCTTGGCCGAAGTCAAGGCCGCCTCGACGCTCGAGAAATTGCAGGCGAAGCGGTCCAAGTAAGGGAGCCACCTGCGCATGGCAGCCCGAAAGATCAAGGGATGGCCGCCGGCAATCCTGACCCCTGTTCCGGCCGCGGATATCAAGCGCGGAGACGGCCCGCTGGTCACCGAATTCATTGAGGCCCTTTGCCCGCAGGTAAAGGACTCGGTGGGCGGCCGGGCTGGTGAGCCGCTGTTACTCCGGCCCTGGCAGCGCAAGCTCATGGATCACCTGTTTGCTCGGCGCAAGGATGGTCGCCTCCGGCATCGAGTAGGCGTTGTCGGGCTGCCCCGCAAGAACGGAAAGTCGGCGCTGGGCTCGGGAATTGCCCTCTATGGCTTGTTCATGGGGCCTCGAGGCGGCGAGGTCTATTCGTGCGCGGCTGACCGTGAGCAGGCGCGCATCGTGTTCGGGTCGGCGAAGCAGATGGTCGAGATGTCGCCCGAGCTGGCTGAGCAGGCGAAGCTGTACCGGGACGCTATCGAGATCCCGTCGACGGGCTCGGTGTATCGGGTGCTGTCTTCGGAGGCGTTTACGAAGGAAGGCTTGTCGCCGACGCTGGTCGTTTATGACGAGCTGCATGCGGCGCCTAATCGTGAACTGTGGGACGTGATGACGCTGGCCCAGGCCGCGCGTTACGACGCCCTGACGCTGGCGATTACGACCGCCGGCGTGCGCACGGACTCCACCGGTCAGGACTCGGTGTGTTACGGGCTGTATCAGTACGCCCAGCGGGTCGCGGCCGGCGAGGTCGAGGACGCTTCGTTCTTCGGCGCCTGGTGGCAGGCGGATCCGGACTGCGACCACCGCGACCCGAAAAACTGGCAGATCGCCAACCCTGGCTACGGCGACATCCAAGACCCCGAGGACTTCGAGTCGTCGGTGAAGCGCACGCCGGAGGCTGAGTTCCGCACCAAGCGGACCAACGTTTTCGTCAGCTCGCAGCAGGCTTGGTTGCCGCACGGCACCTGGGATGACCTGCCGAAGATGGCGCCGGTCGAGGACCGTACCCCGGTGGTGCTGGGGTTTGATGGCTCGTTCTCAGGTGACACGACGGCCATTGTTGGCGTGACGATTGAGGACACACCCCGCGTTTGGTTGGTCGATCTTTGGGAGAAGCAGCCCGGCGACCGCGATGACTGGCGGGTGGACATTGGCGGCGTTGAGGCTCGGATCCTTGAGACGTGCGGCCGGCTCAATGTTGTCGAGGTTGCGTGCGACCCGTATCGCTGGCAGCGCAGCATGGAGGCGCTGGCCGACGCCGGCGTTCCGATTGTTGAGTACCCATCGAGCAGCCCAGCTCGTATGGTGCCAGCGACGGCCAAGTTTTATGACGCGGTGGTATCTGGCGAGGTGTCGCACGATCATGCTCCCGCTCTTGCCCGGCACTTGGGGAACTGCGTCATCAAGACCGACCAGAAGGGCCCGCGGGTAGTCAAGGAGCACCGCGGTTCGCCTCGCAAGATCGACGCCGCTGTCGCGGCGCTCATCGCTTTCGACCGGGCTACGCATCGCCGCGAGGCGGAGCCGGAAGCCCCGGTCGCTGGTTTCTTCTCAGTCTAGGAGCGTTCATGCGCATTGCACTTGCCTTGCAGATTGCTGGCTGCGCCGCGCTCATCATCGGTGCTGCCTTGGTGGCGCCTTGGCTTGGCTTCGTCGTGGCTGGGGTCTGCGGCGTGCTGTTCGGTGTCGCCCTGGAGAGAGGCCTCTAAATGCTCGCACGACTGTTCGGCGGTCAGCCGCTCGAGGAGCGAAACCTCTCCTACCAGCAGGTCTGGGGCTCCGGCATTGACGTGTCGGGCTTCGCCACCTGGGCGGGCACGGTCGTCAACCAGAAGAACGCCCTGGAGATCGGCGCTGCCTACGCGTGTGTGCGTCTTCTGTCGGACACGATCTCGACCCTGCCGGTGGACACGTTCATTCGCCGCGACGGCAACCGGCTCCCCTATCGGCCTAGGCCGGCATGGGTTTACGAGCCGGAGGGACCGGGCTCGAGCCGGATCGAGTATTACAAGCAGATCGTCGTGTCGATGTTGCTGTCGCATGGCGCGGTCGTGCAGATCCTTCGCAATGGCGCTGGCGAGATTGTGGCGTTGCAGCCGCTTGACCCGACCCGTGTGGACATTCGTCGGAACCGTGAGACTCGGCTGCGCGAGTTCGTGATCGACGGCGGCCAGGCGATCCTGCCCGGCGAGGATGTGCTGTACATCCCCGAGATGCGCCGGCCTGGCTCGCTTAAGGGCGTGTCCCGCGTGGACGAGCTGAAGCAGACGCTCGGGCTCGCCAAGGCGCTGGACGAGTTCGCTTCCCGCTACTTCTCGAACGGCGCAAACACGTCGGGCATCATCGAGTTCCCTGGCAATTTGACGCAGGAACAGGCGAAGGATCTTGTCGATTCCTTCGAGGCCGGCCACAAGGGACTGAAGAAGGCACACCGTCCTGGCGTGCTGTCTGGCGGGGCGAAGTTCACGAAGACGGGCGCCGACGCCGAGCAGGCTCAGATGCTTTCCAGCCGTCAATTCGCCGTGGAAGAAGTCGCCAGGGTCTTTCGTGTACCTCCAAGCATGATCGGATTGAACACCCCCGGCGCCATGTCCTACGCCTCCGTTGAGCACAACGCCATTCAGTTCACCCGCTACTCGCTCACCCCACTCATCGCCGCCATCGAGGAAGCCCACAACCGGCTCCTGCCAGGCGAGGTGTTCCTGCGGGTCAACATGGACGGCCTGCTGCGCGGCGACTCCGCGACCCAGGCTCAGGTCTTCTCCACTGCGCTCCAGGCCGGTTACATGAGTGTCAACGAGGCCCGCGGCCTGATGGATATGCGGCCTGTTGAGGGTGGCGACGCCCCGCGGGTGCCGTTGGCAAATATCGCTGTCGACTCGGCCGGGATCGTTGAGGAGCGTGAGCGCGTCGAGATGGCGTCCAAGCTCGTGCAGTCCGGCTACGACCCGGCCGCGGTGCTTGCTGCGCTTGGCTTGCCGCCGATGGCGCATACGGGCCTGGCGTCGAACCAGTTGCAGCCGGCCGAGAACGCACAGGTCTGACATGCCCGAGGTCCCCGGCTACATGTCCGCCGCTGCCCGCAAAGGCTTGGCCTTTCGGGCGGATGGTTACGGCGGCGACGGCCTGGCGGATCGCACCATCCGTGAGGCCCGTGGGATCGCCGGCGGCCAGATGTCCGACGACAAAGTCATTCGGGCTAACGCCTGGGCGGCCCGGCACGCGGTCGACCTCGAGGCGCCGCAGAACAGCGACGGCAACCACCCCGACTATCCAGGCGCCGGAGCCGTGGCGCACTACCTCTGGGGCATCGACCCCACTGACCCTGAGCCTGCGAGGCGCTGGCTTGAGCGCGAGGCCGAGCGTATCCGCGAGGAAGAAGGACGAAGCATGACAGGTATGGAAACCCGCCACGTCACGGTGGATGAGTGGGAGTTCCGCGAGGCGGCTTCCGGTGACGGTATGAGCTTCACCGGCTACGCCGCGGTGTTCAACTCTCCGAGCGAACCGCTGCCATTCACCGAGACCATCGCGCCTGGCGCGTTTGGCCGCTCGCTGAAGTCGCGCAACAACGTGCGCATGCTGGTCAATCACAATCCTGAGAAGCCGCTGGCCTCAACTCGCTCGAAGACGCTGCGACTGTCTGAAGACTCGACGGGTCTGCTGGTCGACGCCGACTTGCCTGGTGATGTCACCTACGCCCGCGACCTGTCGGCTCTGCTCAAGGCTGGCGTCGTCGACGCCATGAGCTTTGGGTTTACGGTGCCGCGGGGCGGCGACTCGTGGAGTGAGGACGGCTCGCAGCGCACCCTCAACAGCGTCAGGCTCCACGAGGTTTCCGTAGTGACCTTCCCGGCCTACCCAGCAACGTCGGCATCGGTGCGCGCCATTGACAACCTGGCCGACAAGACCGGCGAGGACGCCGGTGCGCTCAACGACGCCCTCGACGCCCTCGAGCGCGGCGTGCAGTTGACCGAAGACCAGGCCGGCCTGCTGTCCGCCGTCGTCGCCAAGCTCACCCCAGCCAGCGAGCCGACACCGGAGCCCGAGCCTGAGCTCGTCGCCGCTGGCCCGTCCATCGACATGCTGCGCACAAAGCTCGACCTGGCCTTCAAGGCCTAAGACTTCCTGGCCGCGTGAGCCGCGGCTGGGCTTACCCGCTCTGAGGAGCCTCGGCGGGATCGCAAATGAAACCTCCTGCGCATTCCAACACCGAGACCCCAGAAAGGGGTGAATCACGTTGTCCGAGTACTTGAAGAAGCTCGTGGAGGACCGCCAGGCGGCCTACCACGCAGCCAAGGCAAAGATGGACGAGGCCGCCGCTGAGAGCCGCGACCTGTCCGCCGAGGAGCGCGAGTTCGTCGACCGCACGTTCGCGGAGCTCGACGAGAAGCGTTCGCTTATCGACACCCTCATCACGGCTGAGAAGCGTGAGGCTGAGATCGCCGAGGCGATGCGTGGCGTCGAGAATGTCGCCCGCCCCGTCGAGGCGCGTTCTTCCGAGCCCACCGACGAGGATGTCATCCGCGGCCTCATCAGTGGTGAGCGTCGCTCGCACACCTTCAACCCCGAGGTCCGCTCAGTACTGACCTCGTCCACCAACGCGCCCGTTCCGACCGACTTCGCTTCGCAGGTCGTCGCACAGGCGCGCTTCAACGGTGTCCTCCTTGACCCGTCGGTCGTCACCATCCTCACCACGCAGAATGGCAATGACTTCGTCCTCCCGACGCAGTCGACCTGGTCGACCGCAGCTCAGACCGCCCAGGGCGGGACCATCGCCACAAGCGACCCCGGCTTCGGTCAGGTCACCTTCAAGGCCTGGAAGCACACCGTCATGGTGCCCGTTTCCGCTGAGATGGTGCGCGACTCCTCCATCGACATCACGTCTTGGATTGCCGAGCAGGCCGGCCAGGCTCTCGGCTACAAGATCAACTACGCGCTCACTCTCGGCACCGGAACCGTGGAGCCGAAGGGCATCGTCAACGCTGCTTCTGCTGGCATCACTGGTGGCACGGGTGTGTCTGGCGCCTTCACGGCCGACAACCTCATCGACCTGGTGTACTCCCTTGACCAGGGCGCCGAGCTGCCCGGCTTCGGCCTTATGGCCAACCGCGCCTCCATCGGCGCGATGCGCAAGCTCAAGACGAGCGGCGGCGACTACGTCTGGACTCCGACCCTGGAGCCGGGCAAGCCCGACACCATCCTGGGCTTCCCGGTGCGAACCAACCCGCACATGGCGAACACCGGCGTGAACGCGGTGTCCGTCCTCGCGGGGCACCTGCCCAGCTACACGGTCCGCATCGCTGGTGGTCTCCAGGTGAGCACCAGCACGGACTTCGCGTTCGACCAGGACCTCACCTACCTGAGGTTCATCTGGTACGTCGACGGAAATCTTCCGCAGTCGAGCCATATCAAGAAGTTCGCCGGCGGCACTGCCTGACGGTGATCTCAGACGTGGATGGCCCCGCCTTTGCGCAGGGGGGCGGGGCCATCCACACCCCTGCGCAAAGGAGAAACAGGTGGCCCATGCCACGAAAAGCAAGAATCGTCAGCGCCGCAGGTACACCAGTGGACCTGCCGCCAGCGTTAGCGCAGTTCCTAGTCAGAGTGGGCCTGCTGCACGAAGAATCATCTGGGCATCAAATAGCCCCTGGGCCGCTACCGGATACGGCGAGCAAACGCAGCAAGTCACGCGCCGCCTCAAGCAAGCGGGCTACGAAGTAGCCATTGCGGCCAACTACGGGCTCGAGGGCTCGACGATGGAGTGGGAGGGTCTGCCGGTCTACCCGCGCGGCCTCGACGTCTACTCCAACGACGTCATTCCCGCGTATGCGATGGACTGGGGCCGGCCGACAGGGCAGCAGGCCGTCGTCATCACCTTGTTCGACTGCTGGGTGTTCAAGGGCGCCGGCTGGGACGTCCTGGAGCGCGTCGCCTCCTGGGTGCCCATCGACCATTTCCCCGCGCCGGCGCCGGTCATCCAATGGCTGGCCCGCCCGAATGTCACCCCGATTGCCATGTCGCAGTTCGGGCTTGACGCCATCGAGCGCCACGACATCGAAGCCCTGTACGTCCCGCACGCCATCGACACGTCGGTGTTCAAGCCGACTGAGTTGATGCAGGGAAGCGACGGCCAGGTGCCTGCTCGCACATGGATGGGCATACCCGAGGACGCTTTCGTCATTGGCATGGTCTCGGCAAACAAGGGTGGCGTGGACCGCAAGTCCTTCGCCGAGTCTTTCCTGGCAGCCGCAATGGTGATGCAAAAGCACGAGGACGTCTGGCTCTACCTGCACACCGAGCCCAGTCCAGCCATGACCGGCCTTGACCTCCGGGCGCTCCTGGCCGCGACGGGCGTGCCGAGCGACAGGGTCGCTATTGCTGACTCCTACTCCTACCGCATGGGCATCCCGAAGGAAGCCCTTGCCGCGATTTACACCGGCATGGATGTGCTGTTGCAGCCGTCGCGCGGCGAAGGATTCGGCATACCGGCCATTGAGGCGCAGGCCTGCGGCACACCGGTCATCGTGTCCAACGCCACCGCGCAGCCTGAGCTCGTCGGCGACGGCTGGCTCTGCGACGTGCAGCCCGCCTGGGACTCACCCCAGGGTTGCTGGTTCTTCACACCCCTCGTGCCCAGCATCGTCGACAACCTTGAAGCGGCCTACGCTCGAGGACGCGGCCGCTCCCAGCAGGCCATCGACTTCGCCGCCAACTATGACGCGGACGTCGTGTTCGACAAGTATTGGCGCCCGGCTCTGGACGTGCTCCTATGACCGCCGTCATCACCGGCGGCCTCGGCTTCATCGGGTCGCACTTAGTCGACCGCTGCCTGGCCGAAGGCATGGACGTCCTCGTCATCGACGACTGCCGCTCCACCAAGCAGCGCGCCACCGAGCTGTGGCCGAGCGAGCCGCGCGTCAGGTTCCTGATGTCGGACTGCCGACACGTCGTTCTGCCGGTCAGGGCTGAGGTCGTGTTCCACCTTGCCTCCCCGGTCGGCCCTGTCGGGGTGCTGAACCGGGCCGGGCACATCACGCCAGAGGTTGTCGAGGGTTCGCGTGCAGCTGCCCGCTGGGCGATGCGGGACCAGGTGCCCATGATCGACGTGTCCACCTCCGAGGTTTATGGCGGCGGCGACCAGGGCCTGTGCGCGGAAACCATGCCAAGAATCGTTGAGCCTGGTGCTTGGGCGCGGCTGGAGTACCAGACTGCGAAGCTCGCCGCCGAGGTGATGCTGCTCAACACGGCTGACCTGGACGTGCGGATCATTCGCCCGTTCAACGTTGCCGGGCCGCGCCAGTCCCCCGCCGGCGGGTTCGTCCTGCCGCGGTTGGTGCAGCAGGCCCTCACCGGGCAGCCGCTCACGGTGTACACGCCGGGCACGCAGCGCCGCGCATTGACGCACGTTCTCGACATTGTGGACGGCATCTGGCTGGCCTGGCGCAAGGGCGAAGCCAACCGGGACTACAACCTAGGCAACCCCGGCAACACCTGCTCCATGATGGCTTTGGCGCACGAGGTCGCCGATTATGTCGGCGGCGCCGACGTCACGGTGGTGGATCCGGTCGGCTTGCACGGTGAGCAGTTCAAGGAAGCGGCTGAGAAGTTCCCTGACGCCACTCGGGCGATAACTGAGCTGGGCTGGCATCCGAGCCGGTCCCGGCAGCAGATCATCGCTGACACGGTCGAATGGGCGCGATGATCCCGGTTCTCGGGGTTCCGGTGCTGAACCGCGGCGACCTGGCCGAGCGCATGCTCGAGTCGGTCGACGTCGAAACCGGCGAAACGCTGGTGATCCTGAACGGGGATCCGCACGAGACCCGCGCCATGCTTGAGGGCCGGCTGGTCACCTACATTGACCCGGGCTTCAACTTAGGGGTCGCGGCCTCATGGAACTTCATTATTCGGGCCCGGCCTGCCGCGCCTTGGTGGCTGATTGTGAACGCCGATATCGAGTTCGGTGCGGGCGACCTTGAACACTTGTGCCGGGCGATGGAGGATCCGGCCCCGAAGGTGGCTTGCCTGTTTAAGTTCGGGGCTTTCGGGATCAACCAGGCCGCGGTCGACACGGTTGGCTGGTTCGACGAGAACTTCCACCCGATTTATTTCGAGGACAACGATTACCGGCGCCGCTGCAAATTGGCCGGCGTGCCTGTGAAGCAGTTGCTCAGCCACACCCGCCACGACAACTCGGCAACCATCGCCAGCGGATTTGCCCGACACAACGAGCGCACCTTCCCGCGGAACCTTGACTACTACGTCGCCAAATGGGGCGGCCCACCGAACCACGAGACCGTGACTGCCCCTCAGACGCCCGTGCTGGACCGTAGGCGGCTTGTCGATAACGCCTGGACATAGGAGAACCCCG